TGCCGATAGGTTCTCGTAGTCCTTTTTCTTTACTCGAATTTTGCTCAAGTTCTATCTCCAATTTAAATAGTAAACAACATATAGCATGGGCTAGATGGCTGTGTCCTGAGTCCTCGTCTAGCCTTTCTCCATCAAGGTGTGCAAATATGTGCCGAAGTGCACCACCGCTGTATCTGTTCTGAAGGTTATCTAGCTTACGCCAGTTTTCTTCATCATATTTCTTTGCTCCAAAAGTAAGAACATTGCTTACTTCTACTAATGCTTTTGGAGGTAGAAGGTACATTCTAGGCTTACTACTATCGTACTTTTTACCTTTCACCGCTATTCTCCAGTTATTTCAGGGAAGTGCTGCTCTAAGATTTCCCAGCACTTTTGAGCTATTTCCATATGCTCTTTCTGAGTGCCATTTGCTCTGCGAAGATTACAATAGTGAACCCAAGAGCGGAGAGAGCCTGCCATATATAGAGTAGTCTGCGTATTTCCTTCGGGCAATACAGCCCTGGCTTGCTCTTTAGCAATACCATTATTTAGCGCCCACCCATAAGTCTCGTTTGCAAGTCTAACTAAAGTAGCTTGCTTCATAGTCCATTCTTCTGCTAGAGCTTTATTATCTGTCTCATAAGAGTTCTGTCGATTCTTAGGATCTTGCATTCTAGCCTCACGAGTAGTAAAGTTTTCACTTACTGCGTATCGTTGGCTGAACTCTTGAAACGAGAAAGACCTGTGCCTCAAAATCTGCCTAGCTATATCTCTGGTAGTTTTAATCTCAATAGTTAAGTGCACCATCTCTAGAGGTGACCAGTGGTTTTCCTTGATCAAATACTTGATGAGCTTTCCTGCTGTTTTAGTATTATTTTGATTAGCGGGATTACTTACTCTAGCAGTATATGCTACCAGCTGCTCTGCTGTAAAACACTCTGAGTATGCGGTAGGCTTGCTCAGAGATATCAAGTTAACATTACTCATCAATATTCCACTCCATAGTTTCTTCAATTGCGTACTGGCAGCATTGGATGTAGTCTCTATCCTCCTCGGTCAATACCTCCCAGGCATAAGTAAGTTTATCAATGAGAGCAGTTACTTCTTCTGGGTTACTTAAATGACGATTACTTATCATTAATAACTCTAGCTCGTCCATTCTCTTGTTTAGCTTATCTCTTAGGCTCATTTCTAGTTATCCTCTAAATATTCTCTAAACGTACCATTAATCGTTCTGCTCGATTGCTTACTTGAGTATACCATACCGAGTCTCTTCCTTCCGTAGCAGCAAGTTTCCAGTCACCCTTATCTAAGGCAGCTTTAAATTTTTGAAACTTACTTAGTCGAGGTCGCCCAAGATTAAACAACATATTTACGAGTATTTCTTGTACTTCTTCAGGAAATAAGTCCCAGTTCTCATAGAGAATAGCACACTCTTTAATACAGACATCTAGGTCAGTATTGAATACTTTCTCTACTCGTTCTTTTGATACTTCTCTTCCTATTGGAAGGTTCCACTCTGGTTCAAATGGCAGTACAAGGTGTCCAATGCCAAAAGTCTTATAACCTAAATGGTCTTCGTAAGTATGGTACTTTACGCCTTCGTCTTCTTCTAGCTGCTTTCTTACTCTATCTCTATTCATTTTTAACTCCTATTCCTCTGAACAATAATATGGGCCTGAATCTGGTTCTGAATACCACCAGCGTTCTTCTGATACGTTAGGGCAGCGAACAGGCATACCATAACCATCACCGCTAAGATACTCTCCACACGTGGGGCATGTTTCATCCATTTCTAGTTATCCTTTTGTTATAGTCTGCTATGTCTTCTTTCCACCAGTCAGGCTTGTCTCTATGCTTCCAGGATGCGAAAGTGGCCTTGTCTAGCATGTAGTACATGCGATAAGATTCTATAGGATTATCGTAATCTTTTAGTTGGTCAGGCATAGCTAAGCCAAAGGTAGTAAACCCTCTATCTACCATGTGCTTTGGATCTGGTAATTTATTTATAACTTCCCAGAACGACTTATGCGCTTTACCATAGCGATACCTATACTCCTCTGCTAGTGCATGAGCGTAGCAGTGAGTCCAGTAGAAGTTTTCTAATGAAGATCTTGCCCAGATTGTGC